TTGACGTCAGAGATCTCGATGAAACCGCGTTTGTCAGGTATCGATCCGGTAGGAGCAGTCCCGTCGATAAGACCGCCCGTCCACGAGATCACCGAATCAACGGCGGTTCCGAAGGCCACCATAGACGTGGAGTTTACAGGAGTAATAGCCTGCTTCATGCCCCTCCGGATGAGGACAGTCGTACGTCCTACCAGCCCCGATGGAACTCTGACACGGTCGGATTGCAACTCCGCCGTCGTACCACCATCCATACCAACCACATATCCCGCGACGCTGAGCCACAGAACAACGGGGTTGGGAGAAGGGACCTTACTCTCCGGAAAGAACCCCGGACCTACTTTTGTACCACTGCGGCGCACCGCGCGATGCGGGCTCACCAGCTTCAGCGAGAATTGTGTCGGATCAGTTCCGCCGAGGAACCACACACCCCGCGAATCACCGACGTACAACCCGTCCGTGACAGCCTCGACGAACGAGATGTAGCCACTGAACGGAATGGCGTTATGTGCGCGGTTGTACAGGTGCGGCCGCAGCGCTTCGCTGAAGTAGAGCGTCCCGAACTTGGCCGTGTACAGGCGGCCTCCAAGCCACGTGATGAACTCACCCGCAGGCATGGGAGTCAGGAACTGCGTGTTGCAGTCACCGCCGGCAGCAGTCTCCGCCACCGTGTAGTTGGGGAACACGGCGGGGATTTCTTCAGCGAAGTGGAAAGTTTCACCGTCCGGGTCCGTGATGTAGATGCGGAGGGCCCAACCCAAGCGCTGTGGCAGATTGCTGAGCTGAATACCGCCACCTTTAGGTAGGTCGATGATCTGTACCTCAGTGGCACCGCCCTCTTCACGGCGCTCGTCGAGGTACGTCAGGATCACACCATATCTACCGGGCAGCAGCCCTCCCGACGCTGCAGACAGCGTGGGGACGATCTCAGGAACAGGTACGCCAACTGGGCGCGCAGCATAAGAATCGGCCGGAAGCCATCCGATGGTGCTCTTACTGGTCCAGTACACGTTACCGTTGTACTCGGTGTAGGAGAGCGGATCAGCTGAGTTCAGGGTGGCGAGGGGCGTGGTGCTGAGGTCGTCGTTCAGGCGCAACAGCTGATTGCCCTTAGCTACCAGCATGATGCCACGCTGCTGAGCGCCCCAGATGCTGTGGTAGTCCGGACCGGATAGACGGAGGGTCTGACCGACGCGGCGAGAGAAACAACCGGCGCGGGCGATGTCCACGTTGACGGCTTTACGGACCGCCCCCTTCAAGAGGGCGGTCTCGTCGCTCAGAGAGTCGATCCCTGCAACTGGCAGCGGGTATGGGCGGGTTACGCTCATCGTTACCTCAAGCGACGGCCGGTGAAGGCACGTTCTGGGTGGACAGGATCGGCAGCGGAGTCACCACACGGTTCGTGCAGCCGCAGGGGTTCGTCACGCTCGGGCCGTCGAAAGCGATGTTCGGAATCCCTATCGGCGACAAACAACGAGCGGCGTTCGGCGTTGCCACCACACAACTGTCGGAGCCGCTGGGGCGCAACGGGTGGAGCAGGCGTGGGGTTCCGACCGTGCTCATGTCATCGCCATGAGCCTTGATCTTGCCGGCTTCCCAGCGGTCAATATCGCCGATCAGCAGGCTCTCCCAACCCTGCACACCAATCGTGCTCGACGCCGTGACAGAGTGACTGCCGCTATTGTAGCCGCTGACGCCCCGAGAGTACACCGTCCGAACGAACATGGAGACCGTGCAGGTGCCGAAATAATCCCCAGCTGGCAGCGAAGACATGCGAACAGGCGGGTTTTTGCGTATGACCTTCATCGGGAAGCGGTAGTCTTCGAAGTTGCCGTCCTCCAGCGAGCTGCTGTTCCACCCCGCTGGGTACACCGGTCGGTTCTTGAAATCGATCGTCGTGTCGCCCCAAAGGGTCTGGACATCCATGCCGATCGTATACTGACGCGGGTAGCCCACCAGCGGGATGCCCCAAGGGTTGGTGTCGTATGGATACGGCGATTCAGGGTTACCACGGTGCGGAATGCCACCTACCGCGATCGTGCGATTCAGTAGCTCGACGTTGTGCGTACCCCAAAGCGCGGTGTCAAGACCGACCGGGTACGTTGAGCGGTTCAGCGACGGCTGCACAGGCGGGTAATCGACGACATTATCCCCCCACTGCGTACTCGATGTGATACCTTGAGGGTTCGCATCGTCGTCCAGATTCACGTATTGCGGCACGTTCAGAAAAACGACCTGTCCGAAACGCAGCGAGCGAATGCCGTTCGGCGCGACATATTGGAGGCGCAGAGTGAATGTGGCCGTTCCGAACATCGGGAACGAGTCGAACCATGGGTCACCACCAAAGTATCGGGCCGGCACAGGCCCGATGGCACGGTGCTGGTTCGTCACCGTGGCCTCGCCAAACACAGCCTCGGAGCGAATGACATGCGCGTTAGGGTTGATGGGGGTGTAACCGAACGGCATCTGATCGCCACCGGGAGCGTAGATGTTCCACGGCGTCATGCGGATGCCGTCTGAGACTACGGCGTTGTCCCCCCAACCCTGCATTTGAACAGTCTGAGTGAAGATAAGCGTGGGGCTGCCAACGAGGCCGTCCTCGAAAATAAAGCCGACGGTGATGTTGTTCGTGTGGACCCCGTGAGTCCCGAAATTAGCTGCTGCGTCGATACCCTCGGGGTAAATCGTAGCTATCTTCAGCGCGGGCGAGCCTATGTCCGGCGGCGCGATGCCGAACCCGTCTGACTCATAACCGTACTCGTTCTGTATGCTCAGCGTGATACGTTGCTGAGACGGCGGGTCCGGAGAGTCGTTGCGAATGCGGTTCAGCACCGTGATCTGCGGTACTGTGATCGGCGATGGATATACCGTCCGTGTGCGGTAGGTGATAAGTGGGGAGGTGAAGTAGTCCGGGTTAACCCACTCCGGCGCGACGTAGCGCACCAGATTCTGGATATCAGTGCGACCAAACAGGCTTTGGTCGTAGCCGTACGGGCTGACGGTGAGGTTGCGGTTCTGGACGATAGGCTCACCGACCCATGGTACGCTGTGGACGTTCGTCGACTTAGGAAACGCTTGACGGAGGAAGATTCTCACCTCGTGACCACCGACTTGGCCCTGCCACGAAATGCCGACCGGAGTGATCGGGAACGGGTTATAGCGCACCTCCGGGAGCGAGGCTGGTACATCGTAGAACAACCCCGGGGTGATGAAGCGGCGAGCGAAGGCGATGAACGGTACGCCCCATTCGGGGCCGATCCAGCCGCTGTGGTGCTTCACCTCGCGGTTCAAGTTGGCGACGGGGTCGGGGCGACCAAACGCAGACGCGTCTCCAACGCTGACCGGACCGACTACGCGGGCTTCGTTCCAGACCACCGTGTAGCGCTCGTTGTAGAACGAGTCCCAGCCCTGCGCCTGTACAGTGCGATTGCGGTAAGCGATGAACGTGCCGCTTCCCCACTGCGTCATGTCCGTGCCTTCAGGCAGGACAGGATCTGCGTTGTTGTGGATCCACGTACTGAGGCCGACGCGCGACGAAATGTGGCCGAACGTACCTAGCACCCGGTTCTTGTTCTCGACGAACGGGGAGTAGTGCGGCCACTGGTCGGGGTTGATGTTATCCGCGAACGGAGCAACGACGACCTCTTGCTTCAGGTTGTAGACAATGGGGAAGTTCCACTGCGTGTCGTACCACCCGTTGTAGCGCAGGTCGATGTCCTGCCGCCAGTTGATGATCGTAGTGGCGCCATACTGCGCTGGGTCAGCCTCGCCGGTATAGACGTACACGAGACTCGTGTTAACCAGCAGCTCGGCATTTTCGCTAATGAACGACGAATCCCAGCCTGTAGGTTCGACGAAGATACGGCGCTTGACCGTCGTATTGCCCCAGTCTGGTCCGGTAATGAACGTCGGGAATATCTTGCGGTGGCGGAACTGGATGTTGCTACCAACACCTACGTCGAGCGGAGCGACACCGCGCCCGGCGACGTCGACGTGCTGAATCTCCGGCGTGACACTGTGCGTATTCGGTATGGCAGTCGCGAAGATGCCGTCGGGGGTCAGGTATCGGTTACGGAAGCTGACCCACGGCGTTCCGAAGTCACCGATCTGAGTAACGCCCGGCCCAGCGATACCGCGCGCAGCATTCTTAACTGTGACGGAACCGAACGCCGGCGCGTCGATACCGGTACTCAGCTGAACGTAGCGGATGTTGCCTTCGACCTTGGTCGCACCGAATGCGGTGCCAAGTGCGATACCCGACGGCTTGACCTGCAAGGCTTGTCGCAACGCGGGCGTGCCGAACCCACCCTGCCGACCAAGGGTTACGCCGAGGATGTTATTGGCGCCAAAGGCACCGAACTCTAGAACCGCACTGCCCCCGGGCGGTGGAACCAGCCGCTCAGTGAAGTTCAGAATGAGGTTTGGGCCGCCCGGAGGCGTAATGTATCCGCCGAAATAGCGCGCGCGGACAAGCGGTACTTGTTCGACGAAGACACCGTAGTCCATAAACCCGCGAGGGTTCAGATACTGCCGCCAGCTGACGTATGTAGGCGTCGATGTGACGCCATCCACCCACGGCGACGGGAAGATACTACGATGCGGTCTTCCGACACGCGGCGGCTGGGGGGGTGGCCACGCCGGGGGTGTGCCATCTTCCCACCCCACGGGCTTCAGGAACCGGGACTTCAAGCCGACTGAAGCTGCACCGAACTTCGAGGTATCGCCCAACCCGACCAACGACGGCTGTAGTAACAACCCCGTGAAGTTAAGCGTGACATTACCTCCCGTCGGCGGCGCCAGTGGGTCGGTAAAGCTCAGATTTAAGCGGTCGCCGGTAGGGGCCGCCATAGACCCCTCCTTACATCGGTACCGCGTTTATGTGCGTGAAGATGACCCCGTTCTGGGTGCCAGTGTCGTCGATACCGACAACCGTCCACGGGCCGATATCGAGATTGCGGAACTCGAAGAGGCCGTCAAGACCCGTGATCTGTTCTGCGTATATGCGGCCATCGTTCTGAGCATACAGACGAACACGACGTGGCGCAGGGTTGCTTAACACGGTGGTCGTACCAGCAATCTTGTAGGGACCTGCGTGCCAATTCCGTTGGAAGAGGAGCGTACAACCGAGCAGCGGTTTGTTTGTTTGGTTCGGGTGCAACGGATCGCCGTACGGAGGTGTGTACACCGCCTTGACTTTATTGAGCAGCGTGTAGTTGTGGATATCGATCGGTCCGAGCGGACGAACGTCGTACACGCGCGAAGAATTTAGTGTCCATGCAGGGGTAGATGCATCGAACGCATACGAGCGCTGCGTCGTCCACTTCACGCCATCATCGCTGTACTGGAAGTTCCACGCTGTTGGGAGTTCGGCAACCGCAACGCCCCCAGTACCGGGAGCGAATATAACAATCTCTTGGATATCCTTTTCGTTGCCAGCCCCAAAATCGTACATGAGCCATGGAAAGGAGCCGAAGCCGCTGCTGCCATCGCCACCGTTGTATAGGTATACAGAATCCCAGCCGTTACCCGAACCGGTGTCTGTTGTGAGACCGTCGAAAGCCTTCGCTGCGGTGTAGCTAGTGTTGTATATGCTGCTAGCTGATGCAGTGCCGCCGGTAGCTACATTTTCGCCGCCGATAGACGTGTGCATCTGCAATTCGCCGACACCGACGTAATTGGCCCCACCATTGCCGCGTATCTGAAGGCGCCAGTAGCGATGTGCTGCCATGGATCAGCTCCATTTCCCGTTGCTGTCGCCAGTAATGTCGAACATGAGCATCCCAGTACCGGCATAGGTGTTCAGGGAATAGGCCCACAGCGCCATGAACTTGCGGCCGGGGTAGCCCTCGACGTTTTCGACGATGTTAAACTGATCCAAACAGCGACCATGGAGCGGTTCGAACACGCCCGGCATCCTGCCACGCAAGACACCGCCCTGCATGCACAGGAGCGGAGTCAGCATAAAACCGTTGTCTGGTGGATGCGGATATGGGAGAACCGCAGCCTGACCGAGCCCGTATTGATCCCAGCCATGGCCCATCTGGTTCATGATGGCTGCGCCAAGCGTCTGGTTGAATGAACGAACGATGTAACACGAAGGAGATGTAGGGTTCGCCGTGCGAACTGCAGGAGCGCTGAAACCGTTGTGGCATGCGCCGCTAGACCCACTGGTCTGATAGCCCTCAGAGTGGCAGCCGGCTAGAAATGCTGTGTACGGGTCATTCGCACGCGTCGAGATGATATCGCCAAAGGCCATCCACCACAGATATCCGCCCGACGCCTGCATGCTGGCCGGGGATTGATCCATGCATGCTTGGAAATAGAGCGTCTTACCGTCAGTGATCAGCACCCACGGCCGAGCGTCGTTAGATACCGTGGCCGATTTGTATGCCATCAGTCCATGTGCGTATTGTGCAGATGTGGGGAACGGCTCGGAACCAGTATCAACGTCCGACATGGTCAAGTAGCCGCGAATCTTGGCCTCGCGCGCAGCTCCGGCTGTGGATCCGTCATCGATAACCTGAAGATACGGACGCGAGCCGCTGGCGTCCCTCGAGCGGTACACCGCTTTGTTGGTGGCACTGTAGACCTTATCAAACCCTGCAGAGGCACGGGTCACGGTAATAGTGCCCGTCGCCGGCGTGTCTGGCGAGTTCGCCACCGTATAGGTGAAGTGCGTCGAGTCCACCACTGAAATAACGGCTTCGACGTTGTAGTCGACCTGATCAGCGCCGGTAATTTTGGCTGAGTCCCCGGTAGAGAGTCCGTGTGCAGCACTAGTCGTCACTGTGGCAGTACTGTCACTGCGGGTGATGCTTGCGACGCTAACCGGGTTGTAGCCACTGACGAGCACCGCGTCCAGCACGGTGATCAACGAACCGTTCGCGCCTATCAGCTTCGGCGCGCCTGCCTGCCCAGCATGAAAAACCTTGATGGCCATGTCAACTCCACTTTCCGTTGCTGTCGCCAGTGATGTCAATATAGACGCCGCCGAGATACGAGGTAGAGACCGGTGTAGCGCGCAGATACATGAGCGTGCGCCCCTCAAGACCGACCACATTGTCTATCAGCTCTCGATGGCCATGGACCGTGCCGTGCAGACCTTGGTAGTATGGCAATGTGCCGCGAATGTTGCTGTCCTCCGTCACCTTGATTTGCTCAAGATAGTAGCGGCCATCGATTGGGTTCGGAAATGGCAGCATGCCGTAATACCCAAAACAATATTGATTGTCTCCGATAACTCCCGCGATGAGTCCAGCCGACGGAGGGCTAGCCAAACCATTGTACCGGCGAGCGATACACGTCACCCCAGAACTATATATATACCCCTGACTCCACCGGCTTTGAGTTGGGCGCATGAGCCCAGAGTTTGTAGTTGAACTGTAAGTCGACTCCACATCACCACCGGAAATAAGTGTGGCGTAGGCATCCGGTACGGTAGATTTGAAATCACCGAAACCGAAGAGTCTGGAGTAGCCGTCAGGTGTGAAATCTGTTCCGCTGCGGTTAGGGCTCAACCACAGGAAGAAAAATTTGCCGTCCGTGATGATCGTCCACGCGCGGGAAGAAGTATCGACTGCGGTGGACTTGCACAGGTAATGTCCAAACGTGCCGGCTGCTACGATTGTGGGAAACGGAAAATCCCCGTCGTCGATGCCACGCATGTATTCATACCCACGCCAGCCAGCATATCTCGCGCCCTGACCGTTCGGGCAGTTGGCGATGTCATTCACCTGTAAGAAGTGGCGACGGCTCGTTGAGTCGTTAGAGCGATACACCCCACGGTTCGTGTCAGTGAAGACCTTCGAAAACCCGCCTCCAGCGCGCTTGGTGGTGATAGTGCCGGTCGCCGGTGTGTCAGGAGTAGCCGTGCCGATGTCAAAAGTAAAGACGGTATCGGAGACGTAGCTGATGGGCCAATCGCCGTTGTACTCTACCTGATCAGCGCCGGCGATCGTACAAACGTTGCCGATCCCGTTGCGGTTCCAATAGCGAGTGTTTGGGTTGTCATACCCGTGCGAAGTGGCACATGTGACGGTAACCGTCGAACCCGAGCGGGTCATCGACGAGACGTCGACTTGGTTGTAACCGTTGACGAGGACGGCGTCCAACACCGTAATCAATGCGCCGACCGTACCACTTAACGTGGGCGCACCAGTTTGGTCGCTGTGGTAGACCTTGATCGCCATGCTTTATCCCTTTGAGGAGCCAACCGTCCGCACAGAGATCAGAGTTTGAAGATCTTGTTCGCGCCGTTATCCCAAGTAACGATGATATCGCCACCGTTCGGCGTGATAGGCAGGCCGGTGGCCGTGTCGATGAACGCGATCAGGGGCGAGGTCGAGTCGGTGCCAGTGTCCTTGTACAGGACGATGGCCTCGATCGACGCGCCGGTCACGGAGGAGAAAGTGACGTCGTTAGCGTCGGCAGCGCCGCCGGTCGTGGTTTTACCAGTGAAGGCACCGGACGTAGCGACACGGGCGCCGGTACCGATGTCCGACAGAAACTCGTGGGCCGACAGGTTCACGGTATACGTACCGGTGTCGACGAGGACAGCCTTGATCGTATCCGTGTTCCAGTTGAACTGGCCTTCGAGGAAGCGCTGACGAGCCTTGTCGAAGAGTGCGTTTGCCATGATCTATCTCCTAACGATGCGGACGGTTGAGCCATGAGTGAGAGTATAGGTGCTGAGGCCGTACTTGGGAGCCACCTGTACGCCTCAGCTGCCGGTGTTTTAGTCGGAAAGCGGGCCGACATGTGCGCCCACCTCCGGCTGGGGCTGTTGCACATCCTTATCCGGCTGCTCATACCACTGACGCAGCCGTTCAATGCGCTCGGCGCACAGCCCGAACTGGGTGATCCAGTCCTGACGGCTATCCACCAGATCGCGGTTATTTAGGATCTCCCGTGGTTCGGGTTCCTTGCACGGTTCCAGCAGAGGGCTCGGCGGCACCACCTTGACCACCTGAACCGCTGGTCTGAGCTGCTGTGCAGGAATCGTTGAGCATGCAGCTAAGCTCAGGAGGAAGAGACTCATCGAGATAGCCATGAACTTTCGCATTCTGCTTCTCCAAATTCGACAGCTTCTTACGTGCTGTCGTGTCCGACTTTGAAAGCTTGTCGTAATCGACGATCAGTGCCGCCAAAACAGCGGCATCTTGTTGCCGCGTCTCTTGGAGATCGGCGATTGTCTTATTCTGAGCCTCGTTGATCAGCTCCACGTTGACCACGCGCTCGCGCAGCTCGTCGTTGCACGCTTCGAGGTAGTTCGTGCGGTACCACAGCGCAATAGCACTCGCTGCGCCGACGATGGTGAGCGCGATCAAGACGTACTCAATCACCAGCCGCACGTTGCCAGTGACGAACGCAACAGCGGTGCCGAGGAACGGTACCTTTTCGAGGAAGTTAAGCATCACTCTTCTCCCTTCGGACGACTCTCGTCGAGGGGTGCAGGTGCCTGCAGAGCATTCGAGATCCCGAGTTTCTTGAACACAAGCTTCTCCAACATGCGGATCGAGGCGTTTGCGCCCAGCCACCCCGATACGCCGACAATGACACCAGTCCACTGGTCGGAAAAATTGGTGGCGTTGCACATCAACATCACGAGCAGACCAACGAAGCCGGCCGCAAGACCCTCGACACACGCGCGACCGTAGCTGACATTAGCTGACTCATCCAAAGCGCGCATAACATGCCCCAAAAATCCACCGAACGCGGCAAGTGCGGCATACAGGATCGCTTTAGCCCACCAGCGCGCCCACAAAGAAGTCAAATCATCCACTACAGAGCCCTCCCTAAACATGTGCGAGGGCCCTGCCTCGCCAGAAAATCAGACGCTAGGCTCCTCAGTAGAGAAAGCCAGCCCCTTGATGAACTTATCAGCGACTTTACCAGCCGCTTCGGCTTTGGTCACCTTACCGTCGCTGTCGGCGTCCAAAACGGCGTTCTGGCGGTATGCGACGCCATTCGAGAAGAGAACCGCATCATCCGGCTGTCCGACATACTTCGGCAACAGGATGGCCATGTACATGTCAGACAAGGACTCAATGCGGGCAGCGTACGGCCTGAAATAGCGCTGTACATAATCCAGCTGCTGAACAGAGCTCATCTCCGCGAGCTCATCGGTACTGGTATCCATGTCCTGCGCAGTGTCAGGCATGAACTGGATAAGACCGACGGCACCGCTGCCCGCCGCATTCCTCACCCTCGGACTGAAGGTCTCGCCGGATTCGAAAGCCATGCAGCTCATGAGCCATGATGCGTGGTCGTTGGTCCAACCGAAGTTGCGGCAGATTTCGAGCACCTTGGCGCGAAACGTAGGGCTGACCTTCTGCCCCCATGCCAAGTCGAATGTATCCATCTTAGCCCCCTTAGATGCCGCCGTAGGCGACGGTGCGGTACTTGTGCTCTCGGCGCTCACGTTCGGCCTTCGCCTGATCGCAGTACGCCATAAACTTGTCATGAAATTCCGTAGAACGGCCACGGTCGTAGGTCTCCGCGTCTTGCTTCTCGTGCGCCAGATGCTTCATCCAGTCCAGCAGATGCCGGTGGTGCTGAGCATCGATCTCAAAGGCGGTTGAAGAAGCGGTAATGTCTTC